ATCGTTCTTTTAGGATTGGGGGGAAGGTTTTGGCTGACGCAAAGGCCAAATTCGGATGCCCAGTCAGGACCGATGCGAACACCGAGTCTGTTCGCCATTTTGTATACATGAGGCTAAAACAAATGGACATTGCACCAACACAGTATAGGTATTTGGTGCCCCAGGTTGTTGAAGCCGTGTTTGTGTACTCACAGGAGGAACTCAACGCGCTCCATGTTAGGAATAGTCACACGGTCGGGGTACAGCAGCGGCATGCTGCCATCCTCGCGGCCGGATTCCGCTACAACGGCCTCACCAGGGCGGCGTGGCGGCTAGGTCTTATAGCTTAGGGTCGTCCTGGAGCGCATTTGGCTTTCCCGGCCATGGACCGCCCCGTACAATCAAGGTCCGTAATGACCTACCATGATGTGCGGGGGGCTGGGAGGAAATTACAAGCCAAGTGCGCACCAGGACGGCCCAGATCACCCAAGGCGATGATTCTCATCGACTTGGGTCAGGATGGAGATTATCACGTTCATGATAACACATTCCATAACGCGGAACGGGCAATTCTGGAGCGAATTTTCTTTCGGAAGCGTGAGGGTGGGGGGTTTGAGGCCCCACCCAACCCACGCCCGGGAGCCTTCGATGTATGCAAACCGTTTCGGCGCCGTATGGTGCAATATTTGCTGTCGCTTAACGTTAGGCCGTACACCTCTAATGAGTTTGTGGAGTGCTACACTGGGCGACGACGAGTATTGTACGAGAAAGCTGCCGCGACGTTTATGCTGAGTGGAGTCCGTAAGAGTCATTCTTACGTACAGGCTTTCATTAAGAGAGAAAAGGTTGACTTTACGGAGAAAGACGACCCAGCGCCCAGAATTATTCAGCCGCGCAACCCTGTATATAATGTAGCAGTAGGGAGGTACATCAAGGCGGCCGAGAAGGCCATAGTTAGATCCCTGGCATACATGTTCAAAGGCCCTGTTGTCATGAAGGGCATGAACACCTTGGAGATAGGTAGTGTGTTTAGGGAGTATAGTGAGGATTTCGAG